ATGAGCAACAAGCATCATAGTACAACTAAACGCATGCATGAGAGGTTTTGGTTTGTGCAGGTAGTCACCCTAGTCTTGGCACTCCCACTGCTTTGTTTACATCACCGTTGGGAGCATGCGGCAGACTCTGATTTAGTATTTTTGAGTATCGTTGCGAAGGAGGCAGGGTTTGCTGCATTAGTGGCATTCATGCTAAACCTTTCTGTGGAGTGGATCAATCGACGGAGACATGCCGACCAAGAGGTATCGCTTGTTAAATTGATCGATGAAAAGCATCAGGAACGATTGGCCGAACTACTTCGAGATCTTCGTACTGAGCATAGTACTCAGCTGGCAACGCTTGGAAGCGAGCTGGAGAAAAAGCGTGAAGCACAGACGGTCACATTGTTGGCTGATCTCGATAAAAAATACAATGAGACTAGCACTAAGCTTTTGAAAAATGTTTTCCAAACCGTGTATGAACGCTATATTGAGCCAGATGTTTTTAAGTTCATTGATACTCATATATTGCGGCGAGATATTATGCGGAAGGGATACACGTCTTCGTTAACGATACGCCCGATGGAGCAGCCTAACCCTGAGAATTTTGTAAATCTACAATTTGCGAATTCTTATAAAGTTATCAATCTTACAGGTAACGATCTGGAGGATGAGGCGATCATATCTACTATTATTGATATCACGCCGGGATATGAGGACTACTGCAAGTTCATATCCGCATCTATTGATGGAAAACAAATTGCAAGCGATTTGCTCAGCGAGTCAATGATCCGCAGCGAGGAAGGCGCATACTGTCGACTGATCGTACGTGGCAAGGTGCCGAAAGACAAGCCAGTTCATGTCGAAATTCAATATAATAAAGTTGGTCCTCGCAACTTTTCTGAGGTAATCTGCACGACTGTTCAGATGGACTCCTTTACGATGGAGACTGTTTGCCATGACCCAGGGTTGGCAATTTTTGCAATGTCGTTGCATCCAGAATCTGAGGTTCCTCAGTTCGACCCCATCAATCCTGAAATTAAGCGGTGGAGGATGGAGCATGCCATTGTGCCAGGTCAAGGAATTGTTGTGTTCTGGCATCCAAAACGAGAGTCTACCTTGCTTTTGGAGGGCGCTCCGGAGGCACTCCCTGCAGTAAAAAGTATAGTGTGATAGGATTGTGCACTAAGTTAGACGTCTATCATACAGCACAAAAAAAATTACCTACGAGGTTGTTTTTTTATGTAGTATGAGTGTGTAACTGAACTTTCAGGAGGAACATCATGGTAGCCAAAGTAATTACCAAAATATAAATTTTACAAATGCCGCAAGACCCCAGCAGAGCTGGGGTTTTTTTTGCGTAATCCTCTAGTGTTGAGGACTGTGGATGGAAAAGCTCAGCTAAGTCGGGGCACGGAGTACGCGAGATTTGCCCTTCATGTTGCAGCATAGAGATCGTTGAAAGTGTCTTCGATAACGCTCAAAACTACCAGCATAGTAGCCAGTCCAACACAGGTTAGTGACAGTCAATGGGGTTGTCTAAGCAACTATGTTTCTTCATTACTTTCACTTGATAACGATCATGTGATGGTCGATTGTCACCTCATAAGAACATCCATCATAAATTACTTAGTAGGGGCTACAATCTTGCCTCGTCGTAGGTAGTGCCGCTGGGTCGTTTTCACACTGTCGTGGCCCAAGAGATCGCTTGCCGCCTGGTCGCCGCGATCATCCGAAGTATCGTCTGCCGCCTTCGCGCGCAGGTCGTAGAACCAGAATTCCATGATCTCCTTTGCTAGCAAGGGTGCGTGTTCTGCCGCCTGTTTTTTTGCGGTGTCGAACTGGCTGCGCAGCGCTGGCGCGGTCAGGCGTTTGCCATGCATATTGGTCAGCAACGCACCTGTCACAACCGTGTGCGTAGCTTTGCGCACCCGGATGCGTTCCATCAACTTAGCCAGCTCGCCTGTAATCGTGATGCGCAGTGGCTGTTTGGTCTTTTGCTGCGTGACAATCAAGTAGCCGTCAACGATGTCCCGCACTGTCATGCGCAATGCATCGGCAGGGCGCTGGCCTGTCAGGTAGGCCAAGTCCATCGCATCTAGTAGAGGCGCACTTGCGTGCTTGCGCACTGCAGCAAACACCTCGTCGGTAATGTAGACGGTTCGCCTTGCCAAAGAATGGCCCTGGATGCCCTCGCATGGGTTTGGCAGGTCTGTATAGCCCCAGCCCCGTGCATGGTTCCACATGGTGGAGAATACGCGTTTGCATCGGTTCGCTGTGGTCGGCTTGTCCGCATGGTCATCAAGAAACTGCCGAATGTGCATCGGCTTGATTTGATCCAGTGGCGCCTCATGAAAGGCGGCCAGCAGATGCTTGATGTCTGATCGATACATGCGGGCGGAGCTGACGGCCAGCTTTGGCACGGCCTCGACCAGGTAGCGCTTGTGCACATCGGAAAACGTCGCGCCGGCGGTCGGCTCAACCACGATGTTTAGCTCGGCATACTTCCTAAGTGCCAGGATGAAGTCGGGTCCAAGTGGAATTTCCTTACGCGGCTTGTCCTTGGTGTACATGTAGTAGTACACCTTGCCGCTGCGCTGCGTGCGCGGGTGCATACACGGCGGCATGTTCAAATTACGTGTGTTTCGTCGGCCCATTTTTATTGATCCTTGGCATTACCCATGTTTTTTCCCGTGGCGCTTCCTTGCGCCCCTCTATTGCAGCAACCGCGACAATCGGCCGCCCGATGGCATTGACCCAGAAGGGGAGGCCCATCTTCCGCAGTGCCTCAATTTGTTTCGTTTTCATCTTGCGGCCAGTTAGGGCGCAGATTTCGTCCATGGACAAGAACGTGCTCATCTGGGTTTCCTTATGCTTGTACCGCGCAGCGTTGAGCCAATGCCACCAGCCAATGCGCCAGCTCGGGTGACGTGTGTTCGCGTTCTGCCTTGCCGCATTCCGGCCGCCAGCCCGGATCGCCTTTCCGGCGCCGTTCGCCAGCGCGGTTGCGACCGGATGGGGCGATCACATGCGAGGCTTCGCCCAGGACGATGGGCATGGCCGGTATTTGAGCTGGCGCACAGCCGACGATGTACAGCAAGGTGGCTTTTTCGGCGCGGTGGCCAAACGAGCTTTGGAAAATAGGCAGCGTCCAGCCGCCAAATTTGTCCCGCTCGCCGATCGCTGGCAAGCCGCAGTGTGGCCAGAGGGTCGAGCGCTTCGGGTGCTCAAGCACGCCGCCGAACTTGCGCACCTGGGCGACGGCCCACACCGCCAGTTCCTTTTCGTCCGGGCGCGGCTTGGCCAGATGGCGCAGCATACCCCAGGAGCGGCACGGCGGATGGGCCACCACGGGCACGCCGCCTGGCCAGGTGCGGGCGTCGCGCTCCGCATCCCAGGCGTCAACCGCCGGCATGGTCTTGTAGATCGAATTGGCGCGCACGAACAAGGCCGCCACGGTGGGCAATGAGCAGGCCGTTGTCATGCTGGGCACCCGACAGGCGCGGCTGCTTTCTTGACCGCCTCGATGGCGCCCAGCGGCACGGCCCGAAACATGCCCGCCCACTGGTGATCCAGCTCCACCCAGGCATGCAGCTCGCCATTGCCCACGTCGCGGCGCATGTCGTTGACGGTGCCGGCCTGGTAGCCTTCGTCGGTATCGAATGTCACGCGGTCGCCCAGGGCGACTTGCCGCGGTGAATCGGTCAGGGTGTTCAGCATTGCGGTGCTCCTTTCAGTTTGGCGGTAACGCCGCACACGCCGTAGCGGTCGATGGCGGCGTCGATCACGTCGCCGCTGGATGCGGCAACCTCAAAAAATTCAAAGCGTTCGGTTTGCGTGCGAACGATCACGGCATAGGTGCTCATGTGCCATTTCCTTCTTGGGGTGGGTTGTCTGTGACGATCAGCCGGGGGTATGGGCAGGCGTTGACGGCCGCCCAGGCGGCAATCAAGGCTGTTTTTGCCTCGTCCGATAGGTTCGGTATGGGGGCCGCTGGCGGCGGGGCCGGGGCAGGGCGGTCGGGGTGCGTACAGTTATTTACACGAGTCCGAGGAACGGCAACCCCAACAGCCACCGCGCGAGCGCCTGTGGCCTGTACTGGCGTCCACGTATGGCGCACGGACTTGAAGACCACGCCGATCAGGTCGCTGCAGCGCACGCCGTAGGGCGTGGTGCGCAGCGTTTCACCGTAGCGGCCGATGACGGTCTTTTCGTCCTTGGCCAGGGTGACGACCAATTCCTTGCGCGGCACCAGGGCGCCGCCCTGGGCGCGCAGGTATTCCGCCCAGCAAGCGCGCTTTTCGCCGTCGATCTTTTGCACGGCGTCCCAGGCGCGGCGCATGGCGGCCGGGGCTTCGTTGAGCATGCTTTCCTCGATGCGGCGCAGTTCGCGCCATACGGTAACGGGTGCGCCGCCCCATTGCTGGAATTGACGGATGCCCCAGCACGCCGCCCAGGACTCGACGCGCGCCGATGGCGTCAGCTCGACATCGCCTTCGGTGTCGGCCGTGACGACATAGCCTTCTTTCGTCCTGTGGTCGGCCACGCCGTCAATGTTCTTGGCCACGTACTTGGCGATGTAGCCGGCAGCGCTGCCCTTGGCCCAGTCGATGCGTTTCACGTCCAGGCGGCGCGCAAAGGCGCCCGGTTCGCCACGGTCCACGCGCCAGGCGTAGCGCTTCATGATGCGGATGGCACGGCCTGCCACGTCCTGCAGGTAGGCCGTCTTGTATTTCGCGGTGGGGCGCACGAATAGCAGCAGATGCCAATGCGGGCAGCCGTCGTGATGTGGTTCGGCGATGCGAAAGCCGTACAGGCCGATGCCACGGCGCGCCAGCGCGGAGCGGCACAGCGATGTCATCTTGCCCAGGTAGGCATTTGCTTCGCGTGGCGTCGAGCCGTCGAACTTGTCGTTCGGCTTGCCGCTGTGCTGCATGGCGTGGAAGCGCGATGGGCAGGTCCAGGTGATGAAAATGCCTTGGTCGCCGCACTCGCGGGCGATCTGTTCAAAGCCGTTGATGCGCAACATCAGCTCGCCGCGCCGGATGGCCTTGTTGGCGGTGGTTTTCTCGGCCAGTTCGGCGATGCTGAATTGCTGGCCGTTCTCGTTTTGCACCAGGGTGGCGGCCAGCGCTGCCGCGTTGCGGCGGTTTTGAGCCAGGCGCGACAGCACGGCGTCGTTGCTGGCGTAGGGTTCGCCGCGATAGTTCACATAGCCCAGGCGGATATTGCCCGCCTCGAAGGCGCGCTTGACGCGCTTGCGCAGTTGGCGGCGCCACCAGCGGGCGTCCACCAGGCGGGCGATGGTGTCGGTCAGCGTGTCGAACTCTGGCAGCTCGATGCCATACGAGGCGCATTCGTCTTCCATGATCTGCAAGGCGTGCGTTTCAGATATGGCCATCCACAGCATTTTGGTGACGCCGGCGGCCGCACGTTCGGCCGTGGCCACGATGTCGGCGTCGCTTTGCGATAGGTCGACGCCGGCCGGCACGTACTGCTCGGCGAACTCGCGTACAAAGCCGATGGCGATGGACTCGTAAATTTTGTACCAGGACGACCAGGCCATTTTGGCCAGGGCGGCCGTGATGATGCGGTTGCGCCACTTGTACGGGATGCGGGCCAGCTCGGGCGCAAACTGCGCGGAGCGCAAGAAGGCTTCGTGACGTTGCGGGGCAGGCAGCAGGATTTGTTTAGATTGCATTCAACAGTCTTTCGTACACACGGATAGCGGCAGAGGTGGCGGCGCGCAGCGCGATGCGCTCCTCCTCTGTAAATGAGTGAATCGGCGATTCCCAGCGGTCGGCGTCCATGTCGGCGGCGATCAGCACGGAACGGCGCGCGCCACGCGGTGACAATCCCCAGGCCTGGGCCATGAAGGGCGCCAGGTTGCGCGGCTTGATGCTGCGCAACTGGGCCTTGGCTTCGGCGATGGCGGCCAGCGCATGCCCGGCGCCCGGTGGCGTCGGCATGTCCTTGTCGCGCGCGGCCAGAATCTCGGCGGCAGGCTGGAAGGACAGGTGATTGTCGATAAGGGACGCCGGCATGGTTCAGTCCTTGATGGTGCCGATGGCCCGCAGCACGTCAGGGGTAATGACGATCAGGAGCGACAGCAGCCAGATGCCGCAGGTCTTGGCCAGGCGCTGCATCAGCGTGCCCCTGGCTTGAGAAAATGTTCTGCCCAGTACGGGAGCGTGTGCGATGTGCCGCAGCAGTGCCGGGAACCCGTTTCAGTGGCGAAAAGGTAGTTCACCTTGATGGGCAGTTTGCCGACCAGGGCGCGTTGCTTGGCTGGCGCGAAAAAGCCGTCACGCTCCAGTGCCTGCGCATCGCTGACGATGAAGGTCAGATTGGCGGCGCCGTAGGCGTGATAGGTCTTGGCAATCTCATGGATGCGGGCGGTCAGCGCCGCGATGCCGATGCCCGCGCCAGCTTGCAGCAGAAAACACGTAGGTGCCACGGGGACAATGCAATTTTGGAAGGTCGGGCGGATCGTGCTTGATGCCATGGATTTGTCAGCATGACTGGTCGCGTGTAGCGTGTTTTCCATCGGTTTTCCTTATTTCAGGTTGAACGAATCCCGCACGCTCAGAAGGGAGCGCTGCAGGGCACAGCAAATGAGGGGGGAGTTACGGCGGCTGGATTACGGCGGCGCGAGGATCGGGATAGTCATCAGCAGCCCGCAGTCAGGTCCAGGGCCAGCTGGCTGGTGGCTGCCGCGCGCGCATGCTGGGACATCGGGATGCGGATATCGGCCTTGGGCATGGCGGACAGCGAGAGCGTGCGCAGTACTTCCAGGCCTGCCACGAAGGAGTGCCCGCAGTCGGGGTTCTGGCACATGTAGGTGATTTCCTTGAACATGGCGGACATCGTGCGGCTTTTGACGGCGCGGACGGTGTATTCGCAATGCGGGCAGGGCAGGCCGATGACTCTCATTTCAGCTTTCTTTCCACTTGGTACAGGGCGCGACCGCGACCTGTCATGTTTTTTGACTGCTTGCGTAAGCGCGACTTGACGAGCCATTCAGCCGCCTGGTCGATACTTGCCAGCCCCTGGCGTTGGCGCACGAGTTCCAGCACCGCGCGCTCTTCGTCATTGAGGTTAATTTGATGGTCTGGCATTTTCTGTAACTTTAGAGTTGCTCAAAAGTGACTCGGTTTACACACTGCGACGCTGTACGCTGTCGATGGTGGCGTCATCCAAGGCGATCACGGCCAAGGCTTCACGCATCACGATCTGGCGCACCAGCACCGCAAGCTCTTCGCCCTGGTAATTAGCGATTGAGGAAACAAGCTGGTGCTCGTAAGCGTCCAGGCGCAGCATGACGCGGTGGCTGCGGATACGTTTTGCATCGGGGTACATGACGTTGTCCTTAGTGAATGGATTTAGAAGCGAGTTCACGCTTGTAATCGGCGAGGCCGCGAAGGATCAGGAAGCGGAGAAACCAGGCACGGGAGCGCTCCAGTTTTTCTGCGTAGCCTTCGACTTCATTCACCTCGTCCGATGTCAGACGGACGCCAAGGGGCTTAGTCGTGACGCCCTTGGCCGTGCGCCTCGCTATGGATACGTTTTTCATAATGTTATGATCTGTAATCGCTATGGTATGGCATAACTATAGCTCTCAAATGAGAGCATTGTAAAGAAGAATTTGCGCACAAATGAGATCAATTGGTGAAATACTAAAAGAAGAGCGTCAACGGCTGGGCATGAATCAGGAAGATTTTGCTGCCGTCGCCGGGCTGAAGCGACGCGCACAAACGCTGTATGAACAAGACGAGCGTGCCCCGGATGCGCTTTACTTACGAGCGCTGGCTGGGATCGGGGTCGATGTCCACTACATACTTACGGGTGAGAGATTGCAATCAGCCGTTACTTCGGATGAGAGAGAATTGTTGGATGGCTATAGAAGTATGGATGTTCGCGGGAAAGCAGGCGTACTTGGGATGATTGACGGCATGCGCTCGCCAACGCCCCCAGCATCCCAAGCAGGGAATGCCCCACACGTTGAAACCCACGGCAAGATTGGGCAGAATTTCGTGGGGAACATCATTGGGCCGCAGACTTTTAATGTGACCGGCAGCGGACGAAAAAAGGAAAAATAGTCTGCAAATGATAAATCTTCTTATGCTTATTGTAATTGCCACTTGTTTTTTCTGCATAATTTTCAACAACTTGGGGGCGAGCGGTTGACGAAGGTGATGCGATCAGATCCATTTGATACTACATCCACAATCGAATATTTAATTATTGGCCTGTAGTAATGCAAAAATAAATATATAAATTGCACGAGTATGGCTATTTTATGAACTAATTAACTAAGGGGTGTTTATGCAAATGAATCAGGAAGAGTTCGATGGAATTACGAAAAGCATAAGAAATGACGAAGTTGCTGAGATAGTTTTTGGTGCGCTTGTCAAAATCCATATGAAGCTGGAAGAAGTTGCTGGAGAAATGACGGCGGCAGATGAGTGGAAATATGGTTTATTTAAAATATTTTTCAAAAATTACAATACAATACTGACTTTGTCAAAAGGTACGAATTACGTCTTTACTCCAGAAAGAAAATACATAGATGTTAGGTCAATAAATGTTCAAATTAGAACGTGTCATGAACTGTATCTTCTTTTTCAATATATAACAACAAATACAATTGGGAATGGAGACTTGGATGAGAAAGATTTTAAATATGAGTGTTACCGGCTTTCAGGGGTGTTGGATAGTAAAAGAACATACGAGAGAATAAAGGATTTTTCAGGATATCGTGAGATATATGATAGGGAAATTGTCAACATTAAAAGTGAAATTACTGAATGCAAGGAATTTATTGTTAAAAGTCCAGTTTATAAATTACTGAATAAAGATATAAAAGATGCTGTGAAAAATGGTTATTGGCGGGTCGATGCGGAGAAAAAGTTGAGTTGGAACGATTTACTCGCCTACACGAAAATTCCACATGAGTATGGAATTCTTCAGTATCATGTCCTTAGTCTATATGCACATACTAGCCACGCTTCACTCAAGCTGGAAGCTCAGCATGACTACAATATGATCAGCGCATTAGCTTATCTCTATAAGTTAAGTGCTTTTATTTGCTGCTCCACCCTTAATGCTTTTGAATTAAACTCCAATTTTCTTGAAAGGCGAGAAGTGGCATTGATAATTGAGTTGATGGAAATGGGGGATGATGTTATGCCAAGTAAAAAGTAAGGAAGTGGTGCCGCTAATATCTAAATGGGAAAATTGTGCTCGCCAAAAAATGAATCACTGAGTGGAAATTAATTCATTGAGAGCAGGCGGGGGTGAGTTATGGAGTGGTGGCCTAAGATCAAGCTCCCGATACCTCTACTGACGATTGATCTCAACGGCGTAGAAGCCGTCGTTATGAGCAGGTTCATGCGGTTTCGTTGCTGCGGGCTTGAGTAGGCAATCGATTATCGTCACTGTTTTCACGAATGATTTCTCGTACTTCCTCGATATGTCTCCACGCATGCAGGGCCGCCCGCTTCGCGGCCTGCTTGCTCTTGTAAAGATGCTCCAGCGTCTTGAGCATGCCCGTGACACCTGCCTGTTCCTGTCCCGCTTTTTTCCTCTTCGCCGCCACGTCCTTCCACTTTGCCACCACGCCCGTGACGCCTTCGTCCGGGTCTTTCTCGTCCTCGCGCTCGTCCTCGACCGCTTCCGTCTTCGTTTCAAATTCCACCCGCGTGGTAAAGCCGTTGCCGCCCAGGCTGTGCGTGACCTTGACCGATAGCCATTCGGTGGCGTCGATCTCGGGCTTGAAGCCTTGCACGGTGACAGGCGATTGCGGGAACACGGCCGGGTTGCCCAGGGCCAGGGTCATTTCAAAGGTGGCAAGGCCGCGCAGGATGCGCTGCCATTCGGCGACGGCCGCCGCGCGCGCATCGGTTTCGTTGGCGAAGGTGGTGCGCAGGCGCTTGCTGTTGCCGGGCACGCCGGCCACCACGCTGCGGCGGCGCGCGTAGCGCTCGTCATGCCAGAAGGCGCGCACGCCCGTGTAGGCGTCGCTTTCGGCGCTGTGGTAGCGGTGGCCGTCGCCCAGGGCACGCTTGATGGGGATGACGGGCAGCGCCTTGCCGCTGGCGGTGCGGCTCTGGTTGATAGGGATGAACAGCAGCGTGTCATTTTTGACTGTGGCCACCGCGTCGTATTTTCTGCCCAGGCGGCGCAGGAAGGCCGCATCGCTTTCGTGGGTCTGGTCGATGTGCTCGACGGCGGTATCGCGCAGGCGCGCCGACACGCCCGACGCCAGCTCGTTGCGAAAGGCAATCGCCTCGATGATGGCGCCCAGGGTGGTCTTGTGAAAGCTGTGTTCCTGCTGCTGTTTGAAGGTGTCGATCAGGTTGGCAGACCTGGCGCGCAGGGTGATGGTGTCGGGCGCGCCGCTGTGCTCCACCTCGTCCACAGTGAACTTGCCCATATCCACCAGGCCGGACGCTTGCCAGCCCAGCCACAGGGCGATCTGCGCGCCGCGCGGCGGCAGGGCCAGCTTGCCGTCGCTGTCGTCCAGGGAAATGTCGAGCTGGTCGCTCTCGTCGCCACGGCACAGGGTCAAGGTCAAATTGATCAGCCGCGCCGACACGATGGCCGTCAAATCCTTGTCCTCGATGCTGACCTTGAAGGCGGGAATGTGCTCGCTCATTTGAACTTGTCCGCCGCGCTGCCGATGGCGCCGCTGATGCTGCCGCCGATCCTGTCTTTCATCTCGCTGACCACGCCGCCATATTTCGACGTGATGCCGCCGACCACATTGCCCACCACGCTGCCCACGGCATTCCTGGCCGCGCCGGCAATGCTGCTGGTCATGCCGTCGATGCTGAGCATGTTTTTCAGGTCGCCGATGTCGCCCAGGCCGACCATGGCCAGCACGCCGTCGTCGTCGCGCTTGAGCGCAATCGAGAATTCGACGCGCCGCGCGCCGCCGCTGCCGTCCAGGATGCTGCGGCCTTCCGTCATGCTCGTGATGCGGTACGAGCCGAGAATGCGGCCCGTGCCCTGGATCAAAATCCACGACTTGCCTGTGTCGGCCATCATGCGCAGGGCATCGAGCGAATACAGGGAGCCGGTCAGTTCCGGCGCCACCCAGCCCGACAGGGTGATGGTGTCATCGCCGGGTCCCACGTACTGGTGCGCATCGCGCAGGCCCACGCGCGCCGTGCTGGCGTGCTTCCATTCCGTTTGCCGCTGCAGCTCGTGATAGGCCAAGGTCGGCAGGCTGAACACGAACATTCCTAAAATCATCATCATGGTGTGCTTCTTTCTTTAATCGTGGTCGCGCAAGGACGAGCGGATGCGTGCCGCCTTTTCGCGGTCGCGCTGATCGAGCGCCACGCTCACGGCGCGCGCGATGGCTTGAGGATCGGTGCCGACCTGCACATGGAAGGTGATTTCGATCTTGTCGCCTTGAATCGTCATGCCGGCGCCGAACCCGCCCTGGGCCAGCGGTGCCCGCGTGTCGAAGGCGCTGGCCGGCAGGGCGGTGGCCGTGCCGATGGCGATGCCGGCGCCCAGTTGCGTCAGGCGCTGCGCCAGGCCCGATACCTTGGCAATCGGCGCGCCCTCGCTACGGTCCAGGCCCACTGCCAGGCCCTGCATGGTGAAGTCGCCGAGCTGGGCAAACACGCGGCTTGGGCTGTGGATGCCCAACTTTTCCTTGAACCAGGCAATGGTGCTGGAACCGGCATTGCTGATGGCTTCCTTCACGGCGCCCATCGAGCCGGTGATGCCGTTGACCAGGCCGCGCAGGATGTTGGCGCCAAACTCCGTGAACTGCGCCGGCAGCTTGATGCCGAACCAGTTCAACACACCCGCGAATGCCTGGTAAAACACGCCGACCGGCGACCAGTTGACAATCAGGGCGGTGATGCTGCCCATGCCGCCAGCGCAGACGGTGCGCAGGCGCGACCAGATATCGGCGAAGAAGGCGCCGATAGGTTGCCATGATGCGGTGATGCGCTGCAGGATGTTGGCGCCGAAGTCGGTGAACGTGGCCGGCAGCGTGATGCCGAACCAGCCTAGCACGCCCGCGAAGGCGCGATAGAACAGGGCGAGCGGTGTCCAGTTGGCGACCAGTGCGCTGACGCCAGCGATGCCGCCGGCAAACGCGGTCTTGATCTGCGACCAGATGCCGGTAAAGAAACCAGCCAGTGGCGCAAGACCCTTGGCGAGGCGGCCCCGGATACCGGCGGCAAAGTCGGTGAACCTGGCCGGCAGCGCAACACCGAACCAGCCCAGCACGCCCGCGAAGGCGCGATAGAACAGGCCCAGCGGCGACCAGTTGGCGATCAGGTTATTGATGCCGACGAAGCCGCCGGCAAACGCCGCCTTGACGTCTGACCACAGGCCGCTAAAGAAAGCCTTGATCGGCTCCCAGTATTTGTAGATCAGGAAGGCGGCGCCGGCGATGACCGTGATGGCGATGCCAATCGGGGTTAGCGTCAGGGCACGGCCCAGCCACAGCACGGCGCGGCCCGCCCACATGAAGGCGCCGCCCAGGCCGCGCAGGATGGGCGTGAGCACGCCGCCCGTCACGCCCATCTTGGCGAACATGACGTGCAGCATGGCATATGGACCGATCATGGCGGCGATGCCCAGCATCAACGGGCCGAGCACTAGCAGCAGGCCGGCCAGCACGGCAAAGGCCGTAATCATGACCTTGGCCACGGTCGGGTTGCGTTCCATGAAGCCGTTCAGGCGCTGCACGGCGGTAATCGCCATTTCCAGCCCCTGCGCGTACAGCGGCAGGATTTTTTCGCCCATAGTCAGTTTCAAGTTGGCCAGCTTCGACTGCGCTTCCAGTTCCTTGCCGGCGGCCGAGTTGCGGCCCAGCTTGTCCAGCTGATCGATGTTCGCCGCGCCACGGTTCAGCTTTTCATTCTTGTGGATCTGCACGCGCTGCAAATACATTTGCGAATGCAAGTTCGACGCGGTGCGGTTGGAAAAGATGCTACCGATGGCATCGAGCACTTGTTTCTTTTCCGTGATGCCCTTCTTGGCCAATTGCGGCAACAGCACTTTTTCCATCCATTCGAACTGGTTTTCGCGGAACAGCTCGGAACCTAGCAGCGCACCAGGATCGAGAAAGGAAATTTGCCCGGCCTTGTCGTGCTTGACCTTGCTTTTGTCGCCGATCAGGCCGAACTCTTCCAGCTTTTTGGCCGAGCGTTTCGTGGTACGGCCCTGGTACAAGTTCTGATACGCGCTCATCAAGGAAGTGCCGACGCGGTTGCCGCCCATTTCCTGCACTAGCGGTTCCATCTGGTAGTAAAACGCATCGTCCTTCAAACCCTTGGCAGCAAGGCCGCCCGTCTTGATCATGTTCAGCCATTCATTCGGCCCGACGCGCCCGCCTGTGGCGGTAATCACTTTCTGCACGATATTGGCCTGGGCTTCGAACTTTTCCTTGCTCTCCAGGCCGCCGCGCAGCTCGATCACCTTGAGCATGTCCATGAACTTGCGTTCATTGTCGGCGCCCTCGGCCTCGCCAAAGAAAGCGTGATTGGCAAACTTCATCTTGGCCAGGGTAGGGGCGACCATTTCCGCGTGGTGCACATCGGCAAAAGCACTCATGCCGTCGCGCATGAGCTGCAGATTGTCGAGCTGGCTGGTGCCGTAGGTTTTCATGTTGCGCGCGAAGGCGACGGCCTCGGCCGATACCTTGTCGCCCAGGCCCAGCGCGTTGACCCTGCCCACCTCCGTTTGATAGTGCTTGGCCTCGTTCAGCCCCTTGACGACGGGCGCGCCCAGCACGGCGCCCGTGGCGGTCGCGCCAGCGCCGGCCATGGCCAGGTTGCCCGCCTTGTTGCGCAGCTTGTCGGCATGCTGGGTAGCGTTGGTGACGCGCTGCTGCTTGGCGGCGGACGCGGCCAGGCGCTTTTGTTGCGAGGCCAGTTCAACGTTCGTCAACTGGATACTGTTTTTTAGCCATTCCTGCGCCTTGCCCAACTGGCGCGTGTCGATGCCTGCGTCTTTCAGGCTGGTGCGCAGGACGCGGAATTGCTGGCTCTGTTCTCGGCCTTTCAGCGTCAAGGCCTGCGTGACTTTGACTGCAGCGTTAAATTCGCGCGTCAGGGCACGCGTGGGCGTCGTGGTCTGCTTCATTTTCGCAGCAAGATCATTGAGTTTGTCTTGCGCTTCTTTCAGCTTGGTACGCGTCGCATTGATCCCGCTATGCAGTTCGCGGAATTTTCCCAGGTTTCTCTGCTGGGTGTTCAGCTCGCGCAAGCGGTCGCTGGTCGCCTTCAATGCCTTGGCCGTGTCGCTGGAGCCTCCCATGATTTTTTTCAGCGGGCCGGTAATCTTGTCCAGTGCCGCAAATACCACCTGTAATTTCAGATCCCGACCAGCCATCTATTCCGCTCCGCTTCGTTGCCGGGCGCGTTCGCGCCAGGCCATCAGTTCATCAATCGTAAAATCGTCCATCGCCGCCGGCGTCCAGTGGAAGACGCCGGCAATGTCGGCCATGGCGTCTTCTATTTCGCCGGGGATACCGAAAGGCGATCGGCTTTGCTCGCCAAAAAACCGGCAACCTCGGCGCCCACGGCCAGCAGGTCGGCCGGGTCCATGTTGGCGATGTCGTGCGCGGTCAAGGTCGGCTCGGTGATGCGCGGCAGCACAATCTGCAGGGCCGACACGTTCAGGTTGGCCAGCTCGATCAGGGAAATGCCGCGCAGGGCGCCCGCCTTGGGTTTACGCACGGTCAGCGAAGTGATGAAGGTGTCGCCGCGTTTGATCGGGTCGTCCAGTTCGATGACGGCGCTGTTTTGGGTATCGTTGTTCATGGTGGTTTCCTTGTTGTGGTGTGATTAAAAAAGGGGACTACAGGCCGATGGCCTTGCGGATGGCCGCGTTGGTGTCGCCGCCGCCGAAGTTCTCGGTGCCGCTCATGAAGTCCAGTTCGATGACCGTGGTGCCGTCGATCATCAGCTTGTAATAGCTGCAGGCCATGGTGTACTTGTGGGTGGTGTCGTCGCCCATCTTGGCGCCGCCCATATCGATTTCCTTGTAACGGCCACGCACGACGACCTCGACGGCGGCGACCGTGCCATCGTCGTCTTCCTGGTAGGCGCCGGCAAAGCGCAGTTGCACGGCGCCGTGCGTGTGGGCGCCGTACTGTTTCAGGGCTTCGGCGATCAGGCCACCGCCGCTCCATTCCAGCGACAGCGCCTCGTTGCCGAAGTCCACGGACACGGGGCCGCTCATGCCGCCGGCGCGGTACTCTTCCATCTTGCGGCTCAGTTTGGGCAAGGTGACTTCCGGCACCATGCCCATGAAGGAGACGCCGTTCTGGAACAAGTTAAAATTTTTCAGTTTGCGGGGCAGGCCCATAATTTCTCCAGTAGTTCAGTGCGCCCGTGCAGGCGCGGGCAGGGTGGTGATTGGACGGTTACGCGGCGATGCGCGAGGCGAAGTCGGCCAGGTAGCGGTCGGTGATGCGCTGCTGGAATTTCAGGTTTTCCAGCGGCGGCACGGGCGTGTAGTCGTAATCGATGGCCAGCTTGCCGTCTTTCAGCGCCGTCTTGTCGTTGTATTGCTCGTCATACCAGGCATGGCCGTCGATGATGTAGCCCTGCAATTTCAGGTCGCGGAACTTGGCGTTGATGCTTTCCAGCAGGTCGCGCACCAGGGACGGATGCAAGGGCAGGTCGACATAGGCGAAGTGCGCCTCGGCGATGGTGTCGGCCAGTACCTGGGCCGTGCGCGTGTAGCTCTCGAAATAGAAGAAGCCGCCCGGCGCCTCGCAGGTGCGCGAACCCCAGAAGCGGTAGCCGCCCATGTTGATCAGGGTAGTCACTTCCTTGGCGTTGAGCACGCCCGAGTCGGTGGCCGGGTCTTGCAGGTCGAAAAAGACATCCTTGCTGATGCCGGTGGGGCCGTTGATGACCACGTTGGACAGGGTTTTGTGCCAGCCCGCTTCCTCGTCGATCTTGGCGCGCAGGCCCATGGCGTAGGCGACGGCGGAAATGCTGGCTTCCTCGTCGATGGCGGTGTTCCAGTCGACAAAATCGGGCCAGATGATCATGACCTCGCGCTGGCCGAACTGGCCGCGATAGGTGGTGGCCGCCGTGACGGTGGCGCAGCCGTAGGCCGACGCATACACGAAGCCGCGCAGCCGCTGCGCCACGCTGGCCAAGGCGTTTGTCACGGCCTGGGTATCGAGGCCCGGCGCGCCCAGGATGCGCGGTTTCACGCCGAGTTTACTTTGCGCGGCCAGCAGCGCCTGGGCGCCCAGGTACTTGCCGTCCGGCGAGACGCCGCCCACGGCATTGCTGGTGGTTTCCGCTTCCGTCTCGCCTTCGGCCACGCGCACCACGACCGTCAAGGGTTTGGTTTGCGCGGCGATGGCCTGCAGGCTGCGGTACAAGGTGCCTGTCTTGCCGGCCTTGCCCATGGCGGCCAGCACGTTGGTAACGAGCACGGGCGTGTCGAGCGGGAAGGCCGCCGGGTCGGCATCGTCGGCCGTGGCGATCAGGCCCAGCACGGCGGTGGACACGGTGCGGATCGGGCGCGAACCCTCGTTGATTTCAATGACGCGCACGCCATGGTGGTAGTCGGTGGCCATACTCTGTTCTCCTTCGGTAATGCGGTTGTGGGATGGTCGGTCTTACAGTTCGCCTGGCGGGAAGACGCCCAGCAGCGCGGCGGGCGCCTGGGCGACGATGTGCTGATAAGCGGCATTGACGGCCTGTTTTAGCGCGTCCGCATGCGTCGCCGCCAGCACGGCCGGCACCTCGGTGATATCGAGCAAAGCTTGCCGCGTCACCAGCACGGCCTGCACGGTGCGCTGGTCGGCCTCCTCGACGGCGGCAAAGCCGATGCCGCTCAAGCGGTTGAGGATCTGGTCGCGCTTGGTGCGCACGCTGTCCAGGTACGCTTGCGCCACCTGGGCATACGGTTCCGGCTCCGGCGCGCTGATGGCCAGCTCGCCGTCAAGGAAGGCAAAGCTGTGGCCTGGCGGGCGCTGCAGCACGGCGGCGAAGTCTTCCTGGCTGACCTCGATCACGTCAGCCGGTAAGCCATTCGGATACGCCAGGTCAAAGGGATAAAAGTTGCCGGTAGTGGGGGAGTAGCGGGTATGCATCATCAGTGTCCAATGGCGAAAACGCGCACGTTGCCGCTATACGCGCAAATCAGCGTGACGTCGTTGTTGTTTTCCAGGTAGGTGGCCGGTGGGCTGGCCACGCCGCTGTTGTTGGCTGCCGTCCACACGCCGACCAGTGCGGTCGGGAAAGCGATGGTCCAGCTCACTTTGCTTGGCACGTTGGCCTGCAGGGCAACGCTCGTCCATTGCATGAGGAAGTCGCCGGGCAGGCGTTTGTGGCCGTAGGGCGTCATCGACGAGGAAAATTGCAGCGTGTCGCCTTGCTGCGCCGTGCCCATGGGCGCCCACTGCGTGGCCGTGACCGCCACGAAGGTCAGGAAGTCGCCGACGTGAAAGATGACGGGGGAGGTGCGCGTGATGAAGGACGCCTGCGCGCCGGCAATGGCTTTACCCGTTCCACCAGTGCAATAGAACGTCACCGCCGCGCCGGTTGGCAGGCCCAGCGCACTGGGCGCTGGCAGGGTAACGCTGTAGTCGCCACTGAACCAGAGTACCTTGCCGATATCGCTGGCGAGCAACATGCGGTTGGCCGACACGGCCACCATTTCGCCGTGCTGCATGCCGCGCTTCTGCAGGCTTTCCATGGTGGCCAGGCGCAAGGAGATGTCGAATGGCGCGGCGGTCTCGCCACAGGCGGCACCGACATCGGCCGTGCCGGAGAGCACCGCGCTGCCGTCGCAGTACAGCAGGCGTTCACGGTCTTTCAGCAATGCGACGCCCGCCGCTGTGGCCGTCTTCATCGCCAGGGCAAACGCACCCGTGGTTTTGTTGCGCACCGTCCAGCTGCGCGCCGTTGGCGGCACGATGACGTTGACGCTCCCCGTCAGCAGCCCCGTGAAGGTGAGCACATCGGCCTGCGCTTCGGCGTCGGTGAGCACCACGTCCACCTTGCCAGCCACGGATTTATTCAGGAGGATCAGCTCTTTCGGCTTGTATTGCGGGTGCGGGTCAGGGGCGGCCAGGTGCTGCGCCAGCAGCGTGTCGGCATAGGCGCGCACCTCGATAATTTGATCGTCCGCGTACTTGCGGGTGGCCAGAATGACGGCCGGGTCGATTTTCAGCTCGATGGCGGCCGTGCTGGCGACGATCAGCACCACGCGCACCACTTGCGTGCGCGCGCTGCCTTCGGCCATGACAGGCTTGTAGCTGGGCGGGCAGTTGGCCACCGCGCACAGGTCGCCCGCCTCGTCGTAGATACCGATTTCGCGTATCCACCAGCCGCCCACGTTCTCGGGCAAGACTTGCTCGACGATGATCTGGCTGGCGTTGGCCGGGTCGATGGCCAACTGGTTCAGGTCGGCCCGGCGCACTTCGCGCACCAGCGCCTTTTGCATGCGGTCAGGAATCGGCAAGGCGCCGTTACCGTCGCCCACGCCCATTTTTTTCAGTTTCAGGGTTTGGCCCAGGGCGATGGCGTTGGCCAGCTTGGCCTCGCCCACCTGCGTCAGAACGGCAAAGTATGTGCTCATGGATAGATGGTCATCGTGTCAATGGTATGGGATGCGCCGGCTTGCAACAGCGTGCCGCGCACTTCGATTTCTTCGGCGATCCACGGATAAACCGTCATCGCATCGCCGTGGTAGGTGGCCAGGCCGATCTGTGCCTGGCCACGGCTTTCCAGATACAGTGCCAGGCCCGTCAAATGCCGGCTGACGGGCTTGGCGTCGGCGATCAGGCGTTCCATTTCCTGAAACATGGCGTCCGTGATGCCCGTGTCGAGCACGCCCACGTCGAGGCGGAATGTGCCCGGCGTGCCCGGTGGCGTGGTCTGCCACCATTCGGTGATGCGGATCAGATAGCCCAGCGACTCGACCACGCGGCGCACGGCGGCAATCGTGCCCTTGTGCTTGTGGATGAAATAGGACGCCTTGATCGTGCCGCGCTTGATCGACTCGGGCCAGGCGTCGTCCCATCGATCGACGGAACAGGCCCAGGCCAGGAACGGCAGCAGATTGACCGGGCAGCGGTCGGCGTTCCACAGGTCGCGCAGCGGCACGGGCACGTTGACCAGCTCGGCGCAGGCCACGGCAATGGCGCGCTCGAGCGCCGTGGTGTTGGGCGGCAGGGTGGGCACGATGCTATTCATCGAGCACCACCACGTTCAAGTTGATGCCGATGCATCGCGCGGCCTGGGTGGCGTCCAGTTCGATATCCGCCGCCGGGCTGGTCAAGACGACCTTGCGCACGCCCTCGACGTGCACGGCGGCGCTGCAGGCGGAACGATAAATGCTGTGACCCAGCGGGCGGCGCGGCTGCGACACGCGCGCGGCGTTGGCGCGCGCGGCATCCAGCAGAATCGGCACTTCCGGGCCGACGCCGATAAACAAGGTGGCCTCGATCTGGTAGTCGATGACCTGTGCGGCCTGTACCACCAGGCGGTCGCCCAGGGGGCGCACTTCCTCGGCGTTGAGCGCACGCGCCACGATGGCCAAGAGCGCGGCGTCGGCAATGCCGGTGGCGTTGTTGGCCAGCACCGTGACGGTGACGTGCGCCGGCGCCGGGCTGGTGGCACTGGCGTCCTTGACGCGGCCATCGCTGCTGCGGGCGTGAAATTCATACGAGGCTTTCGGGCCGGCCACGGACAGGCCGTCCGGCGCTTCCTGGATGCGCAGACGGTAGGCGTCGTTGTCTTCCATGACAGCGGTCACGGGCGGCATGGCGTTGGGATTGGCCGGCGTGATGACCAGGCGCGCCACGTTGACGTTGGCGCCCAGCTGGTCCAGGTCGCCGTCGAGGGCAAATGCCAGCATGACGGCCTTGCCGGCATCGTTGACGCGGTTACGCAGGATGGTTTCCTGATAGCTGTTCTCTTCCAGCAGCTTGGTGGCCGGTTCCGATTCCAGGGCCAACAGGGCCGTGACGGCGGCGCGCTCGGCTTCCGGCAGCAGGCTGACCAGATGCGTCTTGCGGCCAGCCAGGATGGCTTCGAAGTCGAGTACTTCTACCACGCTGGGCGCGGGCAATTGGGTCAGGTCGATGGGCGTGCTCATATGCTGCCGCCTTGCTTGACGGGCACGGCCAGGGTGATGCCCTGGCCATTCGCCGTGCCATCGAGCAGCAGGGTGATGGCGCCGTCCGTGTCGCGCGTGAGCTGCACGCTGGCGAGCTGCAAACGCGGCTCCCAGCGGCGCAGGGCAAAGGCGGTGGCCGCGTAGATGCGCAACTGCGTGGCGCTGTTCAGGGGCTGGTCGATCAGCTCTGGCACTTCGGAGCCATAGCGGCGGCGCCGGATGCGCGAACCCATGGGCGTGGTGAGAATGTCGGCCACGGACTGGCGCAGGTGATCCAGGCCCGTCAGGCTGCGCCCGGTGGCGGCGTGCATGCCCATCATGCTTGTGGCCCGCCCGACTGGTCGCCGCCGGCCTTGACGCCACCGTGCGGATGCTTGGCCAGGCTGATGGCACCGGCCAGCACGTCGTCGGTCGCCTTGATGGAACCTTGCACGGCCATGGCCACGCCGCCAGCGGCGCCGGCCCTGGCATTCACGCCGCCGTTCAGGGTAGTGGCGCCTTCCACGGTGGTGGACTGCTTGACGATCAGGTTTTTCATGACGGTCAGGTCGCCCGTGCAAATGGTGCTGGGTGCGTTCGACGTCACCTTGTCGGCGGTGATGGTAGCGGTGCCGCCGGGCAGGGTGGCCGTCAGGGCATGGGCCGCATGGTCGTACTGCACCACGGCGCCGTCAGGGTAATGCGTGGTGTGGATGGTATCGCTGGTTTCTGGTGCGTCAAATTCCTGGGAATACAGCGCGGGCACGATGATGCCGCGCGTCAGGTCGCCGCCAGGGGAAAAGACGATCACCTGTTCGCCGACAGTCGGCGCCGACCAGGTGCGCGTGCTGCCGGCGCGTGGGGTGGCCCATTTCAGCCATTCGGTGGTGAGGTTAGGGCCGAGCCGGACACGCGCCTTGGCCCCTTTGACCTCGGCGATGGTGCCCAGGCGGATCAGGTTTTGCAAGAAGCGGAGGAGGTCGGACAGGTCGGTGTTCATGCAATGCATGTTGCCGAAGTCCGCGTGCAGATGCACGCGGGGGCGGGTTGATATGGGGCTTAGTAACTAAGGTCAACTACTTGGGGGAGTATTTTTATCGGTACAGCTATAAGTTGCGAATGAACTCGGTAATTGTACTTTTTCAAACATCTCATTTCTTGCCGTTACAGCTTGAATCCAAGATATTTCAGGTATTTTGGTATCGTCAACGAGAATCCTTTGTTGCTCAGGGCCCAAGAAAACGGCGTTACCAGACACTGGTCTCCCTGCACAGTTCACGTTTGAGTAAAAATCAGTGGCACGGGCTAGGACATATGTCCGTTTACTTAATTGTTCGGGTCCTAACAGGAAGTAGATAAACAGAAGTGAAACGCCACTTACTGTTATACCTGATATCGAAAAAATCCAAGCCTGCCAAGATTTTTCGTTGTCTCCAAATAGGAAAAAATAAGCGAACGCTATAATGCTCCAGATAAGTAGCGCCCAAAATAATGGCTTTCCCAGTAAGAACACTTGGACTAGGGTCATTATTCGTAAGGCATTTGGAAATGCGGAAGCATCTATCCCGAATACTCTATTCAAATTGTTTGCTGCTTCTATTGAACTCGTATATACGAAAAATGCCATCAATGCTGCCAATCCAAGTTGCAATGCAAGATCGCCTTTGAATGCTTTTGCAATTCGAGAATTCGCCACAAAAAGAAATTGGTAGAAAACAAAGAGCGCAATGCCAAGCCAAAGTGCATATGGAGATAAAGATCTAATTATGGCAATATCTGATTGTCCCCATGAGCCCGCAATAATGTAGACAAGTATAAAAGCAAACCATCCAATTAAGCTTATTGCAAGTTCTTTTGTTTTTTTGTTTTTTTCTTCTTCTTTCATTTCAAGCCTTATGATTTTAAATATTTTTTAAGAATAAAGAATGTAGTTATTTATTTTTATGGTATTAATTTTTCTATTTTCTATTTTGCATTTGAAATTTTTTCATGAATTAATTCGTTTTATATTTAATGGGTAAATTTCCTTTCCATTCCTCTGTGTAGTTCTTGCAATCATATTTCCATTTCGAAGTATATTAGTTCTATTTCATGTGACTTAGCAAGGATTCTCGTATTAACGTCCTATCCAATCCACTCAAACCGAGCAGTTGGCGCTCTGGATACTTATAAACGGGTCCTTTTTTTGAAACGGACTCGGGCTGGCCACACTGGTGCACGCGCGCCACGCGCGCTACCCAGCCAAAGAAGCCGACCTCGATCTGGTCGCCGGTTGCCTTCACTTTCAGGTGTTTGGCGGTACGGATCTTGGCGAACATCGCCGCCTTCTGCCGCTTGATCCGTCCGTTCTTGCCTTTGAATTCTTTACGCCGCTTGCGCGCAGGGTAGGCCGTGCCATCCGGCCCCTGCTGTGCCTTGATGCGCTGCGCCTGGCTGCGGCGCAGGTCGATGGCCACCTTGTGATTGATGGCGCGGCGCTGGGCTGGCTGCAGCTTGGCCAGCAGGGCGCCGGCCCAGGCTTCCAGCGCGTGCAGGTCGTCGCTCATGATGTCGCCTGCGGCACTTGCCATTCTGCCAGCAGGGTGCCGCCGTCGTACAGCGTCCAGAACTCGTCTGCATAGCCGGGCGTGCCTTGCGGTTCGGCCGCATGCTTGATGTCATGGCGGCCACCTTCGCCGCGCTTGACGATGACGCGCTCGGTCAAATCCAGCTTGATCGAGATATCAACGGTTTCATGGTTATTAAAATCCACTTCAAAGCTGATGCCGCGCTTGCGCTGTTCCTCGTTGGCCATCAGTTCCGTCTGGTGGACTTTCAGCCACGCGATCGTGGCTACCATGATGGCGTCGGCGTCGCCCGCGTAGTCGGTCACGATCAGGTTCAATTTAAAACGGTATTCGAAGGAGAGGGAGGCGGTGGCGGTGGCCACCACGTTGCCTTCGTCGACGAAGACGACGAGGCGATCAGGATCGCGCTGCAGCTCGGGGATGGCGGCGGCCAGGTGCTGGCGCAGGCTATTCGGTTTGTACATGGTAGCTGTCCCGTACTAGGTTGTAGGCATCGATGCAGGCGTTCAGTTGCCGGGTGGCGGCGTCGCCGTCGCTGGCGATGGCGTCAAGAGCTGCCGCAGCCGCGCCGCCAAGTTCGGCACGCGCTTGGTGGCGATCGCCGTCGGCAGGGGCGGAATCTGCGGGGCCGGGGCCAGTGCCGGGGCACAGGCCAGTGATGGGGATTGACAGGCGGATAGCGCCGCTGCGCACGTCAGCCATAAAGCGGTTGCGGTCAGTTTGTGCATGGTGGTTGTCCTCGGTGAGTTGATCGGTGCGCGCGGTGAGCTGGCCGGCGGCCGCGCGTTCCACTTGCAGCACGCGGCCGGTGGCCTGGACCAGTGCGGTAGCGGCCGTTTCCTGGGCGGTGGCCGCGGTGCGGCGCAAGTTGGCCAGGTCGGCGTCCTTGCGCCAGCCCTGCACCGTCCAGCCCAGCACGGCGCCCGCCAGCAGGCCCACGGCCAGCGCGCGCCAGGGCGGCGCCGCGATCACGGCGCCACCCGCGTGCGCAGCCAGCCGAACAGAAAGCGGCGCTGCGTCTTGTTCGCTTCCGTGATATCCAGATAGCGCGCCGCCTGCAAGCCGTTCAGGGCGCGCAGCATGACGGTGGCGCCTTCCTGGCCGCGCCAGGCGAGAAAGGCGGCCAGTGCGCCCAGCGACTGCGCGCCCAGGTGGCCATCGACGGTGAGTACGGGATAGCGCGCGCCCGTATCATTAAAACCGTTCAGCCAGCGCTGCAGGAATTCGGCCGCCACGCGCGGGCCCATGTTGACGCCCGTGTCGATCAGCTCCGCGCCGATGCCGGCGTGGATGGACAGCGCCTGGTCGAACTTCGGCCCCGTGATGTAGCGCGCCCGGTAGATGGCGCGCGCCAGCGCCACGGGCAAGTCGCGCATGGCGCCCTGGTAGCCGTTGGCGCGGGCCACGGCCACGGTAATGCCAAAGTTGGTTTCGCCGCCCTTGTCGTGCGGGTCGTTCACATAGCCGCCTTCGGCGCGCAGCACGTCATCGATGGCGCGCGCGATCAGCGGATGCTCGGTGGTGGCCATCAATGCTCCTTCGCATCGTTGACCAGCTCGGCGATGTCCTTGTCGCTGCGGCGCTGGAACCACAGGGCCACGGCGCGCGATACCCACCAGCCGGGCGCGCCCACGATCAGGTCGACGGCGGAAGCGTTGACCATGGCGCCGATAGCGGGCAGTTGCGCGCACAGCAGTTGGTATGCGGTGCCACCCAGCAGGCACGAGAACACGCCGGCGCAGGCCAGGCGGGCGACAAATTCGCCCTTGTTGAAGGTGCCGTCGCTGTTCAGCGGCGGCAGCACGATGTACAGCATGGCGGCGCCGATCATGCCCAGCGCGGCCTTGAAGCCGTACAGTTTGACCAGGGCGGCGAAGCCACCAAACGATTCTGCGGACATAGCTTGTTTCTCCATGATGAGGATAAATTAAAAGTTGTTAAAGAAGTCAGTCCCATAGCTGCACAACGTCGGCCACGGTGGCTGTGCTGGCGGCAGGTTCCGGCAAGGTGACGAGCAGGCCGGCCGGCAGCACGGCGCCGTGGCGCGCCAGGGCCGGATTCATTTCCAGCGTCTGCTCGACATAGCCGGCGCCGTCGCCCAGGTAGCGCCACACGAGCGCGTCTACCGTGTCGTGCTGCTGCGTGCGCACCTGCATCAAATCAGCTCCACCGTCAAATGCGTGCGCCCGACCATATCGGCGATGGCCCATTGCGCATTTCTGCGCTGCGCGCCGGGCGCTTCGTCCAGCCATTCCATGCTTTTCTTGTCGCTGGCCGACGACGCCGTGGTGTCGTAATCGCGGTAACGCTCGATCAAGTCGGCTTTCGCCGTGCTGTAGACGGCGCGCCGGTACTGCGCCAGCAAGCGGCTTTCGCGGTTGATGCGTGCGGCAGGCACGTCCGTCAGTGCAGCGATGCCGGCGGCCGCATGCTGGCCCTGCCAGGCTGCCAGCTCGCGGTTGACCTGCAAAATGGCATCGACCACGGCTTGCACCAGGCGCGCGTCGGTGACGGTGCCGTCCAGGCGCATGGCGTCGCGCATTTCGGTAAGCAAAATGTCGGGAAACCAGCCATCGTTTTCCACGATGCCGGGCGTGGGGCTGGGCGCCGGCGGCGTGCTGGCGGCATCTGGAGCACGGGGAGGAAGGGCGATAAAGGACATGGGCGTGTGCTGTGGAAGTGAAAGGGGAGGCGGTGGACGGGGTTCATCAGGCCGGTATTTTGGTAAATGCGTTGGCCAGAATCCCCCCGTGCCGCCTGTGCGCCGGGGGCTGCTCTTTAGCTGGAATCGGCCGCGCGCTTGATGCGCCGCTCCAGCCGTTCCATATCTTTCTTGACGCCGACGGACTCGGATAAGGCCCGCGCGCGCTGCAACTGCGCCATGGCGGCGCCGGCTTGTTCCAGCAGGGCCGGGGCGATGTCCGTCGCGTCCTGCTTGTCTAGCACGGCCACCATGGCCAGGCCGATGGCCTTGTGCAGCTTGGCGCGCGCCTGGTCGGGCGCGTCGCTGGCGGCCGTCATGGCTTCGGCGGCGCTCAGCACGGCCACGGCATGCTGCGGATCGCTACCCAGATTGCCCTGCAGGTAGGCGGCGGCGAATTCATCGAGCATCATGGTCGGAATGTCGCGGCTGTAGGTTTCCGGCAGAGTAAAGCGGTGTTCCATGCAGTAGGCGGCAATCACCAGGGCGCGGTCATATTCGCCCGTGTCGATGTGCCACACCAGCAGGGTGGCCACGACGTCGTCCTGCGCGCCCTTGCCACCGGCCAGCACGCCGTCGATCCACTGCGCATAGGTCGGCAGCATGGTGGCCTTGACCTCGATCTTGCGTTCGACGGACTGGATGGATTTCAGGCGGCGCCGGTCGTCGGACAATTTATAAAGCATCAGCTCATACGCGCTGCCGGTGGTCACGCCCTGCGGCTCGGCGGCGCCGGCCGTGCGCTCGGCCAGCATGCGCGCGCGGTGGCGCAGGGCAGGAGACAGATTGCCCATGGCTTAGGCTTTCAGCTCGATGTGCTCGACCAGCGCGGCCAGGCCCAGGTCTTCGATGACATACGCGTCGTTGGACGACTCGTAGTTCTCGATGCGGTCGCGCGAAGGTTTGTCTTCCACGCGGCGGCGGCGCGCGCCGTCCTGGAAGTAGATCGACAGATTGTCGAAGCGGGTAATCAGGATGGCGTTGTCCGGGAAATAGGGCACGCGTACCGCCGGCAGGCCGCCGATGCGTTTCTGGCTGATGATGATGTCGGCCGCCAGGGTTTCCGTGGGCGCCTGCTTGGTGTTCACCAACGGGAAGTATTTGTCGCTCAAGAGCTTGCGGCCGACGATGGCGACCAGGCCCGTGTCTTCCTGATACCACGGGTCCAACAGGTTGACGGCATCGACCACGGCCGCGTCCAGATTGGCATAGTCGTCATCCGCGCCGCTGCCGATGACGACCTTGCCCGGCAGGCCGGCGCCGGCCAGGCCCAGCACGCGCTCGGGCGCCTGTTCGCGCAAGTGCTGCAGCCAGCCCTTGTTCACGTCCTGCAGCAGCGGATTGGCGGCCAGGTCGGTGTTGGCCATGATCTTGACGCCATTAAAACCGATGACGATGCGATCCAGCGCCTGGCGAATCACGATGGCATTGGCCACGCGCGATTGAAAATCGGGGAACTTGGCCCAGGCGTCCAGCTTGGCATACGTCAGGTGCGTGTCGAAGTTGGTTTGCTCGCAGCGGTATTTCGTGCTGTCCAGGGTGGACAAGTCGCGCGTTTCGCGTTCCTTGTCTTTGGTGTTGGTGCGGCCGGCAATCGGGCCGGAGACGCCCAGGCCCAGCTTTTCGCCTTCCTGCTCGGCCACGCCCATGATGTTGATTTTTGAGAGGAACTCGCTCGATTCCTGCATCTTCGTTTCCAGTTTTTGCTGCACGCTGGGCGCCACGCTGAAGGTTTTGGCCACGCTGTCCGTGTCGTTCAGTTGGCCCAGGCGGGTTTCGTACTGGCTGTACACCTGGCGGGTTTGCTTTTTCATCTGTTTTTGCTCCGTGATTGATGGTGTGTGGGGGGCGGGCGCGGACGCTTAAAACTCGGTCTGCACGGCGCCGTCGTTGCCGGTGGCGGACGGGCGGCGCGGCGCGTTGCCGGGCGCCGCGTCCATCTGCGCCTTGAAGGCGTCCAGGTCGGCCTGCGTGGCTGTCAAGGCCGTTTCCGCTTTGTCCAGGCGCGTCAGGGCGCTGGCGTAGTTGTCATTCGCCGTGACGACGTGGCCGGCCAGCGCTTGCACGGCTTCGCTGATGTCGGCGAACTGCGCGGCGTCGCTGCCGGATTTATTGGAAAAACGCGACAGCAGGTTTTTGACGGCATCAGCCAGTTTCACGCCAGCCGGTTCATCGAATGTCAGTTCGACTTCGACGCAAGTGCTAAACAGGTTGGTGCTGTGCTGCTTGCGGTTGGCCGAGAATTTCAGGGCATCGGTGCCCAGGCTGGCCGGGCTGTCGGTGACGCCCAGGCCGACCAGATAGGGCTGCGCCGTGTCGGCAAAGTCCGGCTGGATTTCCAGGCTGGTGTACAGCTTTTGTTTTGCCTTGTTGATGGCGACCAGTTCCGGCGTGGGTTCGATCTGCGCGAACAGGGCCAGTTTCTTGCCGCTGTCCGTGTCCACTTCCTCGGCTTTCACAGCGATTACGTCGCCGTAGGCTTTGAACTGGCTGTCGGGCAGGATGCCGCGAATGTGCTCGAGCCAGATGCGCGCGCCGTAGGTTTTCGGGTTGTAGGTGGCGGCGATCTGCTCGATGGTGGCGCGGTCGATGTTGCGGCCGTCCGTGGTGGCGCCTTCGGTGGCGACGCGGAAAAACTTAGATGGCTTTGTCGATGGTTTGGACATGGTGGATGTTCTCGGTTGATCGGATAACGCCATGGTCAACGTCTTGGCGCCGCGATTCAATGCGGTGCGGGTTGCTATGGGTCATAGCGACTTTTGCCTTTCCCCGCTCCGCGCGCGCGCGGCCTACGCTGGCGGCATGCTGACAATTGAGAAAACAAGCGAACAAACCCCCGACGAGAAAATCGCCGAATTGGCCGTGCCCGAATCCGAGCCGCGCCGCGCCGCGCGCGCCCTGTACTGGAAGGGCTGGCGCATTTCGTCCATCGCCCGCCACCTCGGAATTAAGCGCAGCACCATCAATAGCTGGAAAGCGCGCGACGAATGGGACAAGGCGCAGGCCATCGAGCACGTCGAGGCGTCGGCCGAGCTGCGCCTGGTCAAGCTGATCGAAAAAGAGGTCAAGAGCGGCAGCGACTACAAGGAAATCGATCTGCTGGCGCGCACCATCGTGCAGATGGCGCGCGTGCGCCGCTATGAGCAGCCGGGCGGCAACGAGGTCGATCTCAACCCCAAGCTGGCGAACCGCAATGCGGGGCCGAAGAAAAAGCCGACGCGCAACGACTTCAGCGAAGAGCAGAAAATCCAGCTGCTCGACGCCTTCCAGGATTCGCTGTTCGATTACCAGAAAGTTTGGTATCGCAACGGCGACCAGCGCACGCGCGCCATCCTCAAGTCCCGCCAAATCGGCGCCACCTGGTACTTCGCCCGCGAAGCGCTGGCCGACGCCATGGCCACGGGCCGCAATCAGATTTTCCTGTCCGCCTCAAAAAGCCAGGCGCACGTCTTCAAGCAATACATCGTGCAATTCGCACGCGAGGCGGCCGGTATCGAGCTGACGGGCGACCCCATCGTGCTGCCGAACGGCGCGCATCTGTACTTCCTGGGCACCAATGCGCGCACGGCACAGGGCTACCACGGCAATTTCTACTTCGATGAATTCTTCTGGACGCAGAACTTCCAGGAACTTAACAAAGTTGCCTCGGGCATGGCCATTCACAAGAAGTGGCGCAAGACCTACTTTTCCACGCCATCCTCGACTACGCACCAGGCCTATCCGTTCTGGACGGGCGAGCTGTTCAACAAGCGCCGCGCCAAGGTCGACCAGGTGAATATCGACGTGAGCCATGCCCGCCTGTCGTCCGGTTTCACGGGCGAGGACAAGATATGGCGCCAGATCGTCACCATTCTCGACGCCGAGCGCGGCGGCTGCAACCTGTTCGACATCGACGAGCTGCGCAACTTCGAATACAGCCCGGACCAGTTCGACAACCTGCTGATGTGCAATTTCATTGACGACTCGGATAGCGTTTTCCCCTTGAACGAGCTGCAGCGCTGCATGGTCGATTCCTGGGTCGAATGGGACGACTACAAGCCACTGCTGGGCCTGCGCCCCTTTGGCAACCGCGCCGTGTGGATCGGCTACGACCCGGCCTTGAACGGCGACAGCGCCGGTTGCGTGGTGCTGGCGCCGCCCATGACGGCCGGCGGCAAGTTCCGCGTGCTCGAGCGCCATCAGTGGCGCGGTCAGAGCTTTGAGGACCACGCCGAAGCCATCCGCCAGATGACGCAGCGCTACAACGTCGAATACATCGGCATCGACACGACCGGCATGGGCATCGGCGTGCTGCCCATCGTGCGCGGTTTCTTCCCGGCCGTCACGGCCCTGAACTATTCGCCGGAAGTCAAAACGCGCATGGTCTTGAAGGCCAAGAACATCATCAGCAAGGGCCGGCTGGAATTTGACGCCGGCTGGATCGACATCGCGCAATCGTTCATGGCGATCCGCAAGACCCTCACGCCCAGCGGGCGGCACGTCACCTATGTGGCGGGGCGCAGCGACGAGACAGGCCACGCCGACCTGGCATGGGCCTGCATGCACGCGCTCGACCACGAACCCTTTGAAGGCAGTACCGACAACCACCAATCCATCATGGAGATTTATTCTTGAGCAAAGCACGACATCAGCGCGCCTGCGCGCGCTCTGCACCTGGCGCAGATACGGCCGCAGCCCCGGCGCCCGCCGCCGCCGGCATCCAGGCGTTTTCCTTCGGCGACCCGACGCCCGTGCTCGAGCACGCCGACATTCTCGACTGCTTCGAATGCTGGAAGAACGGCCACTGGTATGAGCCGCCCGTCAACCTGGCGGGCCTGGCCAAGTCCTTCAATGCCGGCGTGCACCACAGCAGCGCGATCCACTTCAAGGCCAACGTGCTGGCGTCCACCCTGATGCCCAGCAAGTATTTGTCGCGCGACGCCTTCAAGCGCCTGGCGCTCGACTTCCTGACGTTCGGCAACTGCTACCTGGAAGACCGTCCCAGCCGCAGCGGGCGCCCTTTGAGCTTCGCGCACGCGCTGGCCAAGTACATGCGCCGCGGCATCGACTGGGACACGTATTTTTTCGTGACCAATCACGGCACGGCGCACCAGTTCGAAACGGGCCGCGTGTTCCATTTGATGGAACCGGACGTGAATCAGGAGCTGTACGGCGTGCCGCAGTACCTGAGCGCGCTGCAATCGGCCTGGCTCAACGAGGCGGCCACACTGTTCCGCCGCAAATACTACAAGAACGGCTCGCATGCCGGCTTCGTGTTTTACATGACGGATGCCGCGGCGAACACGCAGGACGTGGACAACCTGCGCCAGGCCATGCGCGACAGCAAGGGGCCGGGCAACTTCCGCAACCTGTTCATGTACGCACCGAACGGCAAGAAGGATGGCATCCAGATTCTGCCTGTGTCGGACGTGGCCGCCAAGGACGAGTTTTTCAGCATCAAGAGCGTGACACGCGACGACCAGCTGGCCGCGCATCGCGTGCCGCCGCAGCTGATGGGCATCCTGCCAAACAATGCCGGCGGCTTCGGCGCCGTGGAACCCGCCGCGCGCGTCTTCGCCCGCAACGAGCTGGTGCCGCTGCAGTCACAGTTCATGGCGATCAACGAGTGGGCCGGCGTGGAAGTGGTGAAGTTCGCCCCGTATGACTTGGGCCTGGGCAAGGAGACTGCGCAATGAGCGACCACGTGGACAACACCGACAAGATCATCTTTGCCGAGGTGGCGCGCGGCCTGGCCGCCGTGCGCGGACGGCCCGCCCTGGTGGCGCACGGCGCCTGCCACTACTGCGACGAGCCGCTGGCGCCCGGCCTGCCGTTCTGCAACGTCGATTGCCGCGACGACTACGAGAAGGAGCAGGCGGCGAAGGCGCGCGCCGGCCGTCCAGCATGACCGCCACGCCGCGCTGACCGGCAGGGCCGGGCCGCGACAGCCCAGCCGCGCCAGAGCGCCCCAGCCACCGCACAAGCCGCCCATGAGGCGGCTTTTTCACGTCCCGACGATTGGCATTGTCATTGAAGCAAGAAAAAGCCCCATTTCTGCCCGGCGCGCGCAGTTGTCCCCCCTCCACACCTGCCCGCTAGTTAGGGCTCTTTTGACTCAAATTTGCGCCATGGCCGAAGGCGCATGAGGACTGGCGCGGCGGGGCGAAGAGGGGTATGCGATTTGACGCATTTTGACGCACTTTGGAGGTGTTTTTCGTGTGCGGTGCACTCCTATGGGAATGTGAATTTTGACGCCCTGGCGGGGCTATATCGTGGTTGCAATAACCTGTTAAGGACCTGCTTTTAATACGTAAGGCCTCGCGCATGCTTGTCACCGCTGAAGATGCCGCCTACAATCGGTTTGTTAGTGTAAATCCATTACTATCCCCTTCATGGGATCAACTATATTTCAAGGGCCTTCGAATTCCGCGGTGACCGGGCGAAGACTAATTTCAGGAGACAATATGTCAGATAGTATGCTTGAAGTGGAAAAACAACTTAAGATTGCAGTCGGCCGTATAGCTTTGCTTGAGGCTGCCCTTGGTACGTTGATTAGACACCAATTGTCCAAAGAGCAGATCGGTGAATTGGTAACTCACCTTGATACGGAGAACGCTCGCTTGCTTCAGATTGGGGTCCCAAATCTGGACGGTAGCATTCTAAAGGTCCTTAAAACAGTCTTATGA